AAAAAAAAACTGATTCTGAAGGCGGGGGTGGTACAATAATAGTTGTTATTTTCGGGATATGTGTATGTTGTGTAATTATGTCAATTTTGGGAGCTATTGCTGCCTATTATTTTTCAATTAAAAAAGAAGCACCATTTGATAAAAAGCTATTAGAATACAGAGATAAAGAAGGTGCTCATATTATAAAAAGTTTACCATTTGATGTAAAAAATGCATATTATTTAAATATGCCAGTTGGAACACAACGATATACTTTTACTGGAAAAGCTTGTTTAGATGATGTTTGCGATGATGTAAACTTGAAAAACGTAGAAGCAATTAATTTATATTATGATGATGCTGGATTATTTTCAAAGGGAACACTACTATCAGGTACATTATCATACAAAACTTAAATATAAATTTTTTTACTCGTTTACAATAGTAAAAAATTTTTATATCCACAAACATCATTAGGTGTAATAATGTCAAACTTAAATGTTAATATCATAAGTAATATAATAGACATTGTTATATCAGATTGTACTATTCAGTCAATAATATTTTCAAATAGTGAATGCAAACAAACAACATTAAACAAAATTATATCTTTATTAAATATAAGTAAATATACAAAATGTGGACTAAAGGATGTATATTGTACAATTTGTTGCGAACATGTTAAACAAAATGAATACGTCCGTACACTACCTTGTAAACACTCTTATCACAAACGATGTATAGATAAATGGTTATATATATCAATAAATGAAAAGGAGGAGCTAAGTTGCCCTCTATGTAGAGCGCGAATAGAATGGTATTAAAAATTGAATAAATATGTATTTTTAAAATATATAAATGATGTATATGACAATCAATAATCAGGAAACATATAAAAAAAGTATTTTAAACAAAATACAAGAAGTGTATATTTTTGGTACATTACAAGAAGATATTAACTATATACTTAACTATTGCAAATTATTAACAGAGAATTCAAGTAATCAATATTTTTTTGATATAGTATCAGATTTAGAGGAAAAAATAGTACATTCACCTCAAGATATTTATGTATTAAATGATATAGATAAAATTAAAGACTTTGTTCAATATACTTTAATAAAAAATTAATATAACAACAGTTACTTGGTAATTTATTACATAAAAATTTAGTTTAAAAATATTTTATTTTAAATATAATAGTTAGTATGTATGAATATACAAGATTAAAAGAAAATATGGAAGATGTAGAGCCAAATTATAATAATGAAATGTGTGAAAATTTAGAGAATTTGACTAATATAAAATCGTCAGTTTCAGTAGGTATTCAAACGAACTATGATTTTTATACTTCATTTAAAGCATTACCAGAATCAATAGATTTAGAATTTGAAAGTGAAGATGTATATTTTAAACATTTAGCATTTGCAAATCAAACATATTGGCAACATTTTATGGATTCGATAAAGTATAGTTTTATTAGTTTAAAGGCATCTTTTTACTTTTTTTGTCATGCAGTTTGGCCTGATATATTTATCAAAAATGGTTCTGAAACAATAAATGCACTTAGTGAAAGTATTTATAAAAAATATCAAAAACGAATCCAAGAAATTATAGAAGATCAAAACAATAGAGAATTGTAATAAAAATTGTTTTAAAAATAAATTTAAATAAATTTAAAGTATTTTTAAATTTAAAGTATTTACTAATTGATATATGTACGAGGAATATAAACGGTGTTTACGTAAATATTTAATTTACGATATTGATATGTACGATAACACACGTGTAAGAATTTTTCAAGATCCTGTTCAGTTATTATTTTGTTGGATAGATAAATCATCAAGTATGTTTTTTAGTATATATACGTATAAAGATAAATACGTAATAATACAAGATGATTGTTATGGGTTATATGATTATTTAAAAGAACCTGATCAAGATACTTTTTCTGAAATCATAATTTATTTATTTAGACATTCTATTATATACGATAATTTAAATGATATTAAAAAGCATATTAACAATAATATTTTATTAGATGAATTTAATTATTTTTTAAACAATATTTACAAAAATAACTTTAAATTCGATTGTTTATTGTAATTGTGTTTTACATTTTAGGTCTAAAAATAACTTTTCTAAATCTATTCATTTGTTTATCTAAAATAACATTATCAGTTATATGATTAAAGTCAAATCCGATAAGACGTTGTATTATAAAATAAATTGCATAAACTCCACATTCGTTATTTTGGTATTGATGTTTTTTTGTATTTTGAGAAAGTTTATAGTCAAAGCCGTGTGATTTTAGGTATTCGTATACTGTATCAATAAAAGATTGTATATTTCGATTTGGACGTTTGCCAGCCGAGTCATAATATTCTAGCGTTTTTGATTTATTATCTATTAAAAATGCTACCCAATGACTTCCTGGTTGATCGTGTTCATCTAGATTAAAAACAATAGCAATTCTTTTATGATCAAATATTTTAGAATAATCTACACGAGTTACTTTATAAAAATCAGATGGAAGTGCTCCTAAAAATTTAAAACTTGGATCAATATCTTGATATTGTTGTAAAACATTATTAATATCTTGTGTACTAAGCCAAGCATTTTGAGTACGTGTCATTTTTGGTTTAAACGTAAACCATTGTAATTTTTCTTGTAAATCTTTATCATCTAAGCCATTAATAAAATCAAGATCTACCCAACAATATTCATAAGGACATAAATATTTTAACCTATTGTATATAGAAAACCATAATTCACGCTTAGTTTTATTTTCTATTTTGATTGGACGTTTTGGATTACATGATATACCATTCTTTCTACTACCTCGTTTTACTGGGCAACTTTTGTTTTTAGCTATATAATCATTAAACGATTTTGCTATTGTTTTTAATTCGTGAAATTCAAAACACGTATAATGATCTTTTATATCTATACTAGGTGCACAATACGACATATTACTTATTAATACCATACAAATTAAAATTTTAGTATTTTTCCGATTAAATTTACTATTTAAAAACAACGGTTATAATACATTATAATAATAATGTACGAAAATTGCGGTCCAGAATATTATGATATCTTTATGAAACAATTTATGCAAACATTGGGTCAATTGGGTGCTGCTATTGTAACTTCAGCTTTAGCTGTTCCAGTGTATACATATTACACACGAAATTTTTTATCATCATCTAAAAATCAATCGGTTAACGAAGTGTATAATACAGAAAATGAAAATGATCATACTTCTACAACAGTAGAAGGTGATTTACAAGTGGAACGTGATAGTGAAGACGACCAATCACATATTGGTTCAGATGATTTAAATGAAACTGAATAATTTTATTTTTTTATGATTTTTAAATCTATTAATTTTGATTTAAAAGTAAAATTTATTAATCCTTAACAATGAATAAACGAGTTGCTTTAATTACAGGAATAGGTGGTATGGACGGAAGCTTATTAGCAGAATTGCTTTTAGAATATGGTTATGATGTTCATGGTATTATTAGAAGAGCATCAAATTTTAATACACAAAGAATAGATCATATTTTTGATAAAATTACGTTACATTATGGTGATTTGACAGATATGGGGAATATAATGTCAATTATTAGTAATGTAAGGCCTGATGAAATTTATAATTTGGCGGCAATGAGTCACGTTAGGGTTTCTTTTGAGATGGAAAATTATACATTTCAAACAAATACATTGGGTATTTTGAATATTTTACAATCAGTAAGAATTTTGGGATTAGGTGAGAAGACTAAAATTTATCAAGCAAGTACAAGTGAAATGTATGGTAATACAACAGATGGGTCACAAATGTTGACTGAATATTCCGAAATGAATCCTGTTAGTCCATATGGTATTTCTAAATTGGCGGCTCATCATATTTGTAATTATTATAGAGATGCGTATAATATGTTTGTAGTTTCAAGTGTATTATTAAATCACGAAGGTGAAAGACGTGGTTTAACATTTGTTACACAAAAAATTGCACAATACGTTGGAAAGTATCGTCATAGACATAATAATAAGCCATTACAATTGGGAAATTTAAATGCAAAACGAGATTGGGGATATGCTAAAGATTATGTATGGGGTATTTATTTAATGATGCAATATAATAAACCAGATAATTATTTATTGGCTACAGGTGAGGAACACAGTGTTCGTGAATTTGTAGAATTAGCATTTGATGAAATTGGTATCCAGATTGAATGGAAAGGTTCTGGTGAAAACGAACGTGGTTATAATAAACTATCAGGTGATTTATTAGTGGAAGTAAATCCAAAATATTATAGACCAATAGATATTGAACATTTAATTGGAGATGCAAGTAAGGCAAAACAAGTTTTGGGTTGGTATCCTAAAACTTCATTCAAAACACTTGTTAATTTAATGGTTGCAAATGCTATTAATAATTAGTTTAAAACACTTTATATTTTTATTGATCAATATAAAATGATATTAGATGCTAATGATGATTTAGTAGAAATTGATTTAAAAGACAACAATCTTATAGAAAATTTAGAATCAGATTCTGATTCAGATTCAGATTCAGATTCAGAATCAGAATCAGATTCAGAAACGGTAATGTCACGACATAATTGTATAATATGTAATGATAATAAATTAGAATATGCTTTATTTTATTGTATTGATCAATACAAATATTGTAAATCATGTTTTCACATTCAAAAGTGTATTAGTTTTACAAAATATAGTAATGAAAAATTTCTATATAATCCAGAAACTTTTAAAGAATACGTTTTATCAAAAATTATAAACATAAATTTTCAAGAAAGTAAAGACATTAAAATATTGGTATTAAACGATACAGATACAAAATTGATAGATTCTATTTATAATAAAATATGTGAAAAGATAAGTAAATATCGTTTAAAAACAGTATCAGTCTCACCACATTACAATAATAGTTTTTTTTCCCCGCATAAGCATAGTAAATATGCTTTAACAGAATATATATCGGAAACATTAAAAAATGAATGGGGTGAATTTGATGTCATAATATTAAATGATATTCTAACATATTGTAAGAGTCCATGTGAAATATTAAGGTGTTGTAAAAGTTTAAGTAATAAGGATACTATAATATTATCAGTTAATTTACATACATCTACGATATATAATATGGAATTGTTAAACATTGATAAAAATGTGAATAATATATTTAATACAAATTGTTTAAAAAAGGCTTGTTGTAATGCTGATTTAAAATTAGAACAGGCATTACTAATTGATAATAATTGGTTATTTTCTACAATAATGGGTTGTAATGAGGAATATGTGAGTAAATCGATTGCTAGTAAGTTATACGAGGAAATAACACAAAACATTTATGAAAATGCATCGTATGAAAAAAATAATGTATATTGGAATGATTTTTTTAAAAATTTAAATTCTCAATTAAGAAAATACTCCGATATAGGATACCAAATCATTTTAATAGGTAACTTGCCAGATGATAAAAGGTATGGTGATATAGAATACGATAAATATTTACAAATAAAAGATTTACAGTTTATTGATAATTTAATAGGTGATAAATTTACTATATTAATCGTAACAGATTACAAGAATACAAAATATATATGTGATACTATACAAAAATATTCTAAAAAATCTTGTATAATTTATGATTTAGTTTATTGTATAGGTTATGAATTAGAAGCAATGTCTTTTTAATAAGCGGCATCAAAACAAATTAATAAGGTGGGGGTGGAGGTACTCCTGGTACTTCTGGTGGTTCAAGTTTTTGAAGTTGTTGAAGTTGTCCTCCAAGTCCTCCTGCGCCGCCTGATCCTCCACCTCCCATCATTGACATTGCAATAAAAACACTACAGAAAATTATACAACTAATACTTATAATAGGACCAGCAGATGCAGCAGCTCCTAAACTAGCAAAAAAGTCCATAGGATTCATTCCTTTTGCAACTTGAGATGTTTCAGATGTTGTTTCACTTGTAGTTTTGCTGTCCGCCTTACTACCCTGTTCTAATTTTGCACCATAACTAGATAGACATTCTCCTAAAACATCATTGGATTGATCTAAATTTGAATCAGTTATTGTAGATCCTACAATATTAATAACGTTTGATTGATCGAGATCAATAATACAACCACTAATAACTTCATTGATATCTCTTTGAACTGAACTAAAGTTAAATTTATTTTGTTTTTCAATATTGGTATTACTTTCTGCATTTGCAAGACCAATACCAGCAGAAGCTTGTTGTTCTAAACCAACTTTTAATTTTGACATTAATTCATTAGATGCTGCTGTACCTTTTGTACTTTGAATGGCAGTTTGTAAAATACAAGTGTTTTTAGCTGCGTTTTTTTGACTTGCATTTAACTTGGTAACAGTAGATCCAATAATATTTTGCACATTTTTCTGACTGGTTTTTTGTTTACATTGATTATCAATTTTGTTAAAGGTTTCTTGTGTCATACTTAAATTCGTTTCATTGAGTTCCTTAATATTAGTTGTAGATTTAGTTTGAGAAGCACCCATCTTTGATATTATTTACAAATAAAATAATTATAATGAATTTTTTTATTTATTAAAAAAAAAGATACTTATTTTTTATTCTTGAATGGCACAAATATATATTTTATTTTGTCTCTATATGATGTACACGATAAGTATATAAAAAATTGTAGATAACTTAATTTTTTGTTTTTATTAATAAGTGTCTGAACTTCTTCAATATAAGCATCAATTACACTATTTGGCAAATGAATAACTAAGATACGTCTAAATACAGTAACTAATCCAGATAAGGAATCTGATGTAAAAAATTTACATGCACTATCATATTTTTTTTGATCTTTTTCTGAAATTTTATCACATGTAATTTTTGCAACTTTCATTTCATCTTTAAAAGCATAAAATTTAGCTTCTATTACTTGTTTAAGTTTAGCAAGTGTTTCTATTTTAAGAGGTTCGATTCGACGTGTTTTTACAACACCATTTACTTTTATACTTATATCCTTTGCAACTTTTTCATCTTGATTTCCTAAATACAATTGCATAGGTAATTCGATAATTATCCTATTGTTAGTATACAGGTAATATTGTATAACTTTTTGAAATTTACAATCGCAAGTTGCAGGAGATTTTTCACAATTTGTCAAATCAATACCCTTGCATTTTTGTAATTTTGTATTATTGTAATTCATTTCTTCCTCTGACCAACTTAGATATAATCCATCAGGATTCATACCAATAAATTTATTAGGTCCAATTTTAAAAGTAGATAAATCAGTTGAAAAATCTACGGTAACTGGTGTAAAATACGCATCATCACTTGTATACCAAGGATTTATTATCATTGATGATAATGGAGGGTCAGTTTTTAACATGTTCTGATCTGGTAATTTCCACGTACCATTCAAAAATTTCCAAAATGATTGTATTAATTTACCAGGTCCACCGTATAATGTTAAAGCTTGTTCTTTGAACATTGGATCAGATATCATTAATGGATGAAAAGCACAATATTCTATACTATAGACTCCATCTTTACCAAATAAACTTCCTGTATCTTTATCAACAAGTGTTTTACCTTCTTCATCTAAAACATCACAAAATCCATTATCCCATAAATAATCAATATGAAAAACATCCATGTAAAGATTATGTAAATTATTTAATCCAATCACAATCGCAATTATAATTAATATGATACATACAGAACCACTTAAAGCAATGTAAGATTTTGTTTTCATATCCTTCCTTGTAATTATAAAATAAATTAATTACAAGATATTTATAATTAAATTACGCAATTTCTAAACGTAATGCTTTAGATTTATTCGAATCTTTTATAACGTGATTTTGGTCATCTACACTCATATATTTATCATCGTAAAATTTAACATAGTAATATTCATTTTCCTTTTCTAAAGCTAGTTTAGCATTAGGAGCATAGGGGTTAAAGCTATTTACTTTTATCATTTCATCTTTACAACTATCACCAAAACAAGAAGCTATATAATATCCTCCTTTTGATAAGGCAATTAAATCATCACTAAACTTCATTACGCTGAATTGTTCAGCTTCTGCCTTGTTATCAGTTAAACATAAATGTTTTTCTGCACAAACTTTGGCAAATTTCCCAGTTGATGTTTTCAATGTAACACGTTGGTTCGTTTCAAAACCTTCTTGCTTTGCGTTTTTGATATAAAACCAATAAACTAATACTAAAGCTAATACAATATATAACCAATTAATTTCGATTTCTAATTTCATTTTAATATATTATAATAAAACATTTTAATTTACACAAATTAAACAATAAATTAACATGTTTTTAAGTTTTTGTCGATTATAACATTTTTATCAGTTATCACATATATATTTATTTTATAAACATAACACTTGATATACTAAGTGACATACATAAAAGGATTACGACAAAAATTACTACCATACCTGCACCATATGTATATAATTGAGTCACACTTTGTTGTACTTTTGGATCTTGTTTTTGAACATTTTGTCCTCCGCAAGAAGCTTGGTTAAATGATGATCCTGTAATATTACTACCTAATGCTGTAATTGAACTTTCATCTATACAAATATCTGGACACTTTTCGTTTTTTACAAATTCAAATTGGTATGCTTTTGCGTTTTTATTACAACTTTGTGCCCAACATTTTACAGGTGCTGCTCCTAATTTTGGATCAGGAGCATTTGCCAGAACTTTACTAGAACAACCGCAAAAATCTTTAAATTTATTATAATTTGTGTCATCGTTACAAAAATCTTGTACTTTTATATCACAATCTTTTGATGAATTGACACATTGTTGAGGAACACTCATCTTTATTATAAAATACAAAGAAATTAATTTAACAATAAAATTTCGTATAATTAATGTATTTAAAAACATACACTTTTTATAATAAATGGACAGTATTAAACAAAAATACTTCCAATTATGCGATACACCAAGTGATATAAATGAACACTTACCGACACTTTTCGAATACACTAAAAAATGTAGTTCAGTTTTAGAACTAGGGGTCAGGGGGTGTGTTTCATCTTATGCTTTTGCAAGTGGTTTAATTAGTGAAGACAATGAAAATACTGGTAGTAAATTACTAGTTCTAAATGATGTAAGCGAATGTAATATTGCAGAATTATTAAATTATAGTGAAAAAATACGTGATAAATTAGACATTCAATGGTTTTGGATAAATGATTTAGATTTACAATTAGATCGTAATATAGATTTAACATTTATAGATACATGGCACGTTTATGGTCAGCTTAAAAGAGAACTTGACAAATTTTCAAAAATAACAAAAAAGTATATTATTATGCACGATACTACACTAGATGGAGTTTATGGTGAAACTATTCGAAGTAATTGGAATGCCCAATTTCAATCTGAACAAACGGGTATACCAGTTGATGAAATTAATAAGGGTTTACAGCCAGCTATAGATGAATTTTTAGAATCACACGGTAATTGGAAAGTAGAAGAAACATTTACTCATAACAATGGATTAACAATTTTAAAACGAATAGAATAAGTTCGTTTTTATAGAATTATTCTATTCTATATATTTAATAGAAGTAAAGTAGTGAAATGATGATCACAGATGATACGAATGGTAGTGTTACAGGAATTAGAGATATTCCATTAGAAATTTTAATAAACATTTTAAAGTTTACAGATGTTAAAACAGTTAGTAATTTATGTTGTATAAATAAATACTTTAATGATACTATAAGTCGTAATTTGTGGATGATAATTGATAAATTATATATATATACAGATACTGTACTTATACCAAATACAATATGGACATATAACAAATATCGTTATTTAGTGGATTGGAATAATATTATTATGTATAATCAACAATGTAATAAGAGTATACCAGACGATATAGTATTATGGATACCTGACATACAAGATTTACAAACAATTGCTATATATCAAACTTTATCAGAATACACTATAAGAATAATATATCCAAAAGTAGAATGGGGGACACTTTTACTAAAACAAACAGTACCCCTTGATATAATAGATTTGATAATACATAGCCAAAATAATGATTGGCAATTGTCTAATATAGATTGGTGTAATATTTGGTTATTTCAAAAAGTAGATTGTGATTTTATATCAAGGTACTTGGACAAAGTAGAATGGCATGCTTTATCTAGTAACAAGGAAGTTGTTTCAATTGAATTTATAAGTAAATATGGCAATCAGATAATATGGCAAGAATTTACAAAACATAGTATACATGAAAACATATTAGAATTTTACATAGACAAATTTGATTTTATATGTTGGAATAACATTTCCAGATATACTGAATTATCCGAATCATTTATGAAGTCATATTTAAAACATTTGGATATAGGAACTTTGATAAGATATCAAAGTTTATCGGAAGGTTTTTTGGATGAAATAGTATATAATTTTAATGATAGTGATAAAGAATTTCATATGCAAAGTATAGGTACATATCAAAAAATATCAAAGCAGTTTATTGAACGTCACAAATATTATTTACCACTTCGAGTTTTAATAAGAAACAAACATATACCTAGATCTTATATACATAGCATACATGGATCTATAGATTGTAGTATAAATTACTGGATTATGTAATAAATAAAAAATTGATTTAAAAATTTAAACAACAGTTTTTAAAAAGATCAAGATATGTTAAGATTATTATTTTTATCATTTTTATGCGGTGTAGTATATGGTGAAGGGTATTATTGTCCTTATAATGATTTGGGATCGACACCTGCAAATGAATTATTATACGATTATTATTTTGACAATGACGGAACATATTGGACTAGAAAGGGTGAAACAGGATGGATGACAGTTACTGAATATTGTAGAAACAAAGGAGATACGGCTCTTCATTCTGATGCTGGAGAATGGAAATGTAATGATAGTCATTTACTTTGTATTTGGAATGGAAGTAGTTGTATTGTCAATGAAAATAGAAATCCAGATTGTAGAGATTTATGTTCAGCCATTATTAATAATATGGGTCCACAATGTTTAGGAAATTGTGCAGGTGGTAGATCATCAAATACATTATATTCACAATATTGTGAACCAAGTTTAAAATCAAATGATGATAGAAAAGAAGAACCTAAAAATCAGAATACACATAAAGAAGATAATCCACATACACGTAGACATAAAGAAGACAATACGAATAAAAAACGAAAAAAAAATAGATGTAGAAGAAACTGAATTATAAACATAAACATAAACATAAACATAAAAAAAATAAAAACAAAAACATAATAATATAAATGGATCTATATGTTTTAAAAGAGACAATGTGTTATGGAGGAACGTGGGTATTAGCTGTAGTTAATAATTTAGATGAAGCATTAGAATACTTTTCAGAAAACATAGATAATAATAATGAAGAATATGGATCTACATATTATGTAGAAGAATGGAAGGAAACAAAACGAATATGTAGTTATAAATATAATACTAAAACGCATTTATTAGATAAACAAAAACCAAGACCTGGAGATTTAGAATATAAGTTAGAATCAGAATGAATAACTAATCGATTGTATATTTAGGATTACTTTTTAATAAAGTGTTATAACTTTATTAAAACTTATTTAAAAACATTACATTATTATTAACTAATATGAAAATATTAGTAACAGGAGGTTATGGTTTAGTTGGAAGATCATTACAAAAAGTTGTTAAATTACAAAAAGGAATAGAACACGATTTTGTGTTTTTATCAAAACGAGATGGAGATTTGACTGACATATCACATGTAGATATCATTTTTAGCGAACATCATCCAGATGTAGTAGTACATCTTGCTAGTTGTGTGGGTGGTGTTTACGAAAATATGTCAAATAATTATAGTTATTTAGTCGATAACTTGCGTATTAATACAAACATAGTAGATGCTTGTCGTAAATTTGGTGTAAAACGTTTAATTAGTTGTTTATCAACTTGTGTTTTTCCAGATCGAGGTATAAAATATCCGTTAACAAGTGATCAATTGCATAATGGATTACCACATGATTCTAATATAGGATATGCTTATTCAAAAAGAATTTTACATTTGACAGGTGATTTGTTAACAAAAAGTGGTGGTAATGATATAACTGTAATTAATTTGACACCAACTAATTTATATGGAGAATATGATAATTATAATTTGAAATCAAGTCACGTTATTCCTGGTTTAATACATAAGACACATATTGCTAAAACATCTAATACAGATTTAACTGTATATGGTACAGGTAATGCTTTAAGACAATTTCTATACGTTGACGATTTATCAAGAGTCATTTTAAAATTTATAGATTACCAATGTAAAGAGGTAAATAGTGAAAGAAGTATTTCTTGTATTGTTAGTCCACCAGAAAGCTCAGAAGTTTCTATTAAGAATTTAGTAGAAACTATAACCAAAACATTTAGTTTTGGTGGAAAAATTGTTTATGATACATCATATTCGGATGGTCAATATAAAAAAACGGCTACAGATTATGAATTAATGCATTATTTACCAAATTTCACGTTTACAAGTTTAGAAACTGGTTTAGAAGAAACCATTAAATATTTTGAAGAAAATTACGATATTGTTAGAAAGTAGAGGTAATTGTGCAAAAATTGAAATTTTTTTCTTAAAATAATGATTTTGAAATATGGTTGAAGTAAAAAGTGAACGTATTAAAACCAAAATTGCAATTTTGCCTGATCGTATTCAAAAAGAATGGCAATCTGTATGTAAATATTATTCGTCAAAAACTGATATTGAAGTGTTTGATGAATTTATGAAAAGTTGGTGTGATTTTCGAAGTCCAATCGTTGATGAATTTTTAAATGTGTCTAATACTGTTTATATTGAATGGGAACATTGGAAATGTAATCATTATTACGATGTTAATTTTCAAGAAAAATTAATAACGGAAGTATGGAAAGAATTTAAAGAATTTTGGCAATTTGATTTGGCAGAATCAATTATTATGTTTAAGGAAATGGAACTGTTAAGTGAAAAAATGTTAAGAGAATGGCGTCATAAGTATAACTTTACATATCCTCACGTGTACGAAAGCGTTAATGATTATGGTATGATTCAACGTGGTTACCGGTTAAAAAACAAAGCTCAATTATGGCAAGAATTTAAAGAGATTTGGGAAATCGACGTATCTGATTATAATGAAGACAAAATCAACGAAATGAGTTCTTACATAAGTGATATTATATGTGATGATTCTGAATATTCAGATGAATATCCGAGAAATTTCTGGGAATTTTGTGAAAATTCAAACTACCATTCGTTTAGTAGTTATAGTATTATTCAAAAATTTGAAATATGTGAACAATGGGAAAGGTGGTGTTATTCGCATTAATCAGTTCTATTAAATTATCCTTTAATTTTAGGTAATAATATTTAACAATACTCCTTTATATTATTAAAACACAGAATAATCATTTAAATTGGTAAATAACTTAATGGATAATGTTTATAAACGATAGGATATTTAAATATAAACTTTACAAAACTGTTTAATTCATTGTTTATATCACCATAACCAATGATATCATATAATTTATATAAGTCATAATCGTTAATACAATCATCGTTTAATACAGTTTGTACATTTTGATTAAGAATTATAAAACTACTAATATTAGGTAAATATTCATACATTATATTTTTATTGCCAAAATCTATAAATTGATTTTCGGGTTTGTAAGTTTCATAATAGATTTTGTATTGTTCATCTATATCTTCATTAGTATTGTTATTTTTTAAAAAGTAAGAAAGTAGTATGTATTTGTAATTACTTGAATTCATTATATAAAACTCTAAAACATCATCTACATCGTCAGTGGTATGTGATATACAAACAGCAATGTATCCAAATGATGTTTCGTAAATAATAAAACGATAAATTGAAGAAAACATATATGATAAACAAAATTCTTCAATATCTTCATAATCGATATATAACAATAATAATTTATCGCAAACTAACATCCATGTATCTGTATATAATTCCTTTTGTATTGTATAATGGAAATCAACACCATTACTTGAAAAGGTTTTATGTTTTGCAAAATCATAACAAAAATGATTTGAATAATAAAATCCTATATAATATGTATATAATATAATAGTTTCACATTTTTCTTCAGTTGAATCAGTTGGGTTTATACTAATATTTTTTAAGAACTTGTAAAATTCACCCTTTTTAATATGTGAAAATTTTTTAGCTCTTAACATATACTTATAATATCATAATATATTTATTTACCATAACAAACCAAAGAAATTGAATTATAAATCAGAAAGTGTAAAATCAATGGAAGAATTAGTTTATATTTTAAGTGTTATATCATTAATATTTTACAGTATTGTATATGTACCACAATTTTATGTAATATATAAATCAAAATCCTCATCTGGTATATCTATATGGACATTATTACTATGGACTCAGGCAGATATTATGAGTTTGATAGGAACTATAGTTTTATATATGCATACAAGTATAATTATAGTAGGATGGTATCATTTTATCATAGGTGTATGTATGATTATTTTTGTATTAGTTTATAGAAAAAAGTATCATTCACGGGTACCTGATATTAAAAACGATATTGAAGATAACATTGCAGTTGACATGGCAGATGACAGTGTTGATAATAATCAACCAAAGTATGATATTCAATTATGGTGTACTGTCATTTTTTTATTAGTAAATATAATTGTGTGTATTTCATTAAATTTAACGATAAAAAAATCAAATGATGTAATTGGTGAAATTTTAGGTTGGATAACAACAGCATTTTATATAACTGGTAGATTTCCTCAAATGTGGTTAAATTACAAGAACAAATCTACAGAAGGATTATCTGTATGGATGTATGTTTTTACGATATTAGGAAATGCTAGTTATATAGCCGTAATAACAATTGATCCAATTACTATAGAATCTAACTTGCCTTGGATTGTATCAAGTGCTGTAATGATAGTCTTAGATATTTATATTATATTTCAACATTTTTATTACAAGACGTTGAGTTCAATTGTTTTAACAAGTATTTAGGTAGATTAAGAATTATTTAAAAAGATATTTTATTTAATAGTATCAAGTTGAATAAAATATGCGATCAATAGAATATTTTGATAATAAACAAGATGCTTTATGTAAAATAACATCATCAAAGAAACTATTATGTAATCGCAATATTAAAAAGTTTTTTTTGGTAGATAGTTACGATACATTTTTGAACGTTATAAAACGTAATAAACTAAGAGATTTTTATGAATGTATATCCTCACAAACACCTGTATGTTTTTATTATGACATTGAAATTTATAAAGGCGATGACAACGTTTTTGATGATAAAGATTTAGATGAAAAAATTACTGAAAACAATGATTTAAATGTAGATATAAATAATTCAGATGATATAGAAATTGAAAAAGCTTATGAAGATGTATCAGAAACTGATTATTATTATAACTTTGATGTAATTTTAGAAACGTGTATAGAAAAAACTAGAAAATTAGTTGAAGCTCAATATTCAGATATTACTATGAAAAGTATTATATTAGAATCACATTCTGATAAAAAAAGGTCATTTCATTTAATTCTTCGTTTTTATAAAGATGATAAAGAAATTGTATTTAAGGATGTCAGTATATTAAAAGAGTTGTATAAGAAATTTGGTTTAGATAAATACAGAGATGAGAAAAAAAGGTATATAATAGATCCAAGTGTATATAGAGAAGGATTATTTAGAACACTATACAGTTCCAAACCAAATGAAAATCGTCCTATAATAAGGTGTGAAGATAGTGATGAGTTTGAAGATATTGAAACATTTGTTGGTTATATATCTACAGAAGAATATATAATTTTTGACAAACGCGACTTGGCAGATGATATAATAGACTTAACAAAAGAAGAAAAGGTACAAAAATTAGTAGTAAATATACCAGAAGAGTTAGATGATCAGGATAAAGTAACTTTAAGAAAATTTGTACAAAGAGAATTTCATCATTTTCCAAATCGTATAAGAGATGTTTTTATAGATAAACATCACAATTGTATAATAATTTCTTTAATGGAAAGATATTGTCCTTTTTTGGACAAAGAACATAGAGGTAATAATCAATATATAGTAATAGATACATCTAGTGCTAAACAAAAATGTCATAATAGTGAATGTAACGAGGATAAATACAATGAAATTAAGTTAGAGAATTATCCAAAAGAAGTAAATGAGATTATAAAAAAGTGTCTAAAAGTAAATCAGCAAGAATTAGATTTGATAGATCATGCTATTATAGAATGTAAAAATTACATAAATGAAAATTTTGACAAGGATGTTAAAGAAGTTCAGTTTGATAGAAAAGCAATGATTTTTAGAGGTAATGTTGCTGACAAGAGTTTAGTAGGAATATTAAAAGGAAAGTGTCCAGAGTGTAATGTGGAACATCAGATAGGTGATAATGGATATTGTTTAAAATGTAAAGTATGTTTAGCAGTTTTTCCTAAAAATCAAGTTATTCCTTTAGATGATAGATATAAGCATTTAAATAGTTTTTGGATGAATTATAACCAACTTGTTAATCATGGAACGATAAACAACATTATCAATATTTACAATAATTCGGAGATGGATTTTAGTTGTGATATAAAATTAGACAATAGTATTTTCAAAAATAAAGAAGTAACAAATATTATAAATCAAGTTTTAGATGGTCATAAAATTACAATGATTTCAAAATTATTATTTACAATTAACAAAGATTTTGTATATTCTCGTAATAATTGGTACTATTTCACTGGGTCAATTTGGAGATGTGATAATGATAATATAGAAATGAAAAAGTCAATTATAGATTTATCAAAAATGTTTGATAAAATAAAGACACATTATGATACAAAGTTTACGGATGAGACAACTATTAATTTGAATAAAAATATAAAGAGTTTGATAAACAAGTTTCACAAACCAGGATATCAAGATGATATAATAAAGGGTGCCAAGATTTATAATAATGATGAAATGTTTATTACAAATTTGAATAGTAAAAAGCATTTAGTTCCCTTTTCAAATGGTGTATTTGATTTATTAGAAAACAAGTTTAGGAAAACTAGAAAAGATGATTATGTAAATTTAACGGTTAATTATGATTATTCAGAAACAGACAATCCAGAAGTAATAACATTTTTAGAACAGGTTTTACCAAATAATGGTGTAAGAGATTATGTTTTAAAAAAAATGAGTGAATGTTTAAATGGTGATATACCAAATACATATTTCTTAATGTTTATTGGTGATACAGGTGCAAATGGTAAAAGTCAGCTGTTAAATTTGATGAAATTAGCTATGGGTGATTTTGGAGAAAAAGTTGAAGTTACATTATTAACACGTAAACGTAACAATGCAAATGAGGCAAATACTGAAAAAATCAAATTGATGCATAAACGGTTTGCTTTTCTTAGTGAACCTGAAGATGGAGAAAAGATAAACATTGGTTTGTTAAAAGAATTAACTGGTAGTGAAGAAATAGTGGCACGTGGATTGTATCAAGAAGCTATGAGTTTTGTAATGGAAGCCAAGTTATTTTTAGCTTGTAACGAATTACCTGAAATTAAAGGAGAAGATACAGCATTATGGAGACGTATTCGTGTAATAGATTTTCCATCAAGATTTGTGGATGATCCTACAGAATCAAATGATTATAAGATAGATCGTACCTTACCTTCAAGAATGCGAGAAGATACAACTTGGAGACAAACATTTATGCGAATATTGTTGGAATACTATTTCCGAGATGTAAAGGAACCACATGAAGTACAAGTAAAAACGAATGAATATCGTCAAGAAAACAATGACTTTTATAATTGGATGGATGAAAATGTTGAAAAATCAACTCATGGTATTTTAAAACTAAAAGACATATGTCAATTGTATACGGAAAAACAAAAAATTCATTCAAGTTTATCCAACAAATACAAAAAGGAAATTGAAAAATACATTAAAGAAAAACACAAAGATATTAATTATCAATATAGAGATTCAACTTTTAACGGAGAACGTTTCAAGGGATGGTATGGGTTACAAGTAAAGGAATTTTAATAATATAGTTAGGGACTTAACAGAAAACATAAATATCTGTGCATTACATAAAATGAATATATATTATATTATATATTCATATATGATACTACCAACTGAAATTCTGTTGCATATTTATGATTATGCAAATCCTGAAACTAGAATAAAACTAAATCGGATTTTTGGATGGTCATACTATGTTAAAAACCCATACCAAAATACAAACACTCGAGCAAATTTTAATTTCAAGACACTTGTTATGGGTACAACATTTAATAGATACGCTAGCTACAAAGGTGTCACTGTAATACTTCCAATGTAACTAAAGTTATTTCTTTCCGTAAAGTTTTTTTATCATTAAATTGTATAAAAAATATGAAAATCGCAGAATATGTATTTTGTACATTGTTTGTTTTTTTACTAATCAATATTTTTATGCATTGGCAATCAAATAAATTGGATAAGGATTTTGTAATAAACACGATAATAAGAGGTTGTGCTAGGTGGGCTACGGCAAGTTTACAAGACAAAAGTCCTTTAGTTGCAGTGTTACATGCGAATTATGCATCTGGATATTTATGGGCTTTACGAGACACATTTTCTGATCAAGATATTAAACATTCAAGTAATATAGATATAATACGTTTTCAAAAACGAATTACTGATATTCAAGACGTTGCTACAAAACGTATAATATCAGTTTGTCCAAAATATGCATCTGATATAGATACATACTTGGGTAAAATAGGAGGTGAATTGACATAATTTTATAAAAACACAATGTACAAGACTAAATTAATTTAGAAATAGATTTAAAGTATTTATCTAATATATCCATGTATTCTAATGTCTTTGAAAACCCTATAGTTTTTGTTATTTCATATGTTTTTTGTGCATATTCTTGGAAAATTCTTTGACGTTTTTGTGCCAATTTTGAAAGTTCTGTGTCCTTTAAAATTCCATCTGATACATTTTCTAATTCTTTATGATATTCGTTTGTTATCATTAAATTATTAAATGTATTATCTCCGTATTTTTTTATAAATAAATCAGATACTTGTTTGTCGTATGCATGTAACTTTCTAGAAATGTTGTATAATTCAGGATAATTTAGTTGTATACCATTAACTTGATTATTCATTTATAATATAATTTACATTTTAAATTTAAATATTTATTGATTAAATTCTTATTGAATACAAAGACTTACTTTTTAACAAAGATATACTTAATATACTATATGGTTTTAATCTTTTGAGAATTTTTGTTAATGATGTATATTCATTATCATTATCAGAATAATAACACGACTTAAGGTTACTACTGATGTTTTTTAAATTTAAATCAAGAGTTTTATTGGTGTCATTTAAAACTATATATTTCCTTTCATTTTTATTATCTATTTGTAAAATATTAGTGGTCAAAATCTTATATGTATCACCTGGTCGTAATGTATTTGTAAAGTGTTTAAAAACCCAATATTGTTTTTGAATGTATATTTGTTTTGGATTTTGAAAGTCAATTTTAATGAAACCCCAACTACTAGTAATATGTTCAACTTGCCAATAAATCCACGCATCAGGTGATAATGTATCCAAATCTCTAAAAATATGTCTGGCTAATGTTAAGCTAGACTTTAATGTATTTTCAGATCCTAAACCATATTCTGATACCCATAATTTGCCTTTATAAAAGATTCTCAACAATCTTCTCCAAATTGTATAATCAAACCAATAAAACTTGACATTTTTCCAATCAATGTAATTATAACTATGTACATTAATACGATCTATTAGATAATGTGGTGAAATAAAGTACCATAATAAAGCAAATAACGAATGTGATTCGTCAGCATTTGATATTTTGATTTCTGGATTTTTATTCAGTAATCTTTTAATAATTTGTAGTCTAGTATTGTAATCATAAAAACATCCCTCTTGATTTACTTGAGTAGTCCAAAAAGGATTACTTGGTTCATTAAATGGATTTATACTTACGATTGGAAAACTTTTTCCAAGTAATTTATAAGATGTATCTAAAAAATCAACAAAACTATTAATACAATCAGATCTTAAATTACAATCCCAAGATTTATTACTACCATTTGTATATCCTGATTTAGTCATAAAATATGGAGGGCTATTACAAAAAATTTCTACTTTATCAACACCAGATTCTACAGCTTTATGTAATACGTTTAATTGTAAACTATCATTTTCTAAATTGAAATCATTATTATCTTGTATTATACAAGGCATATTAGCACCTAATCTAAAATTTTGTTTACGGTTTGGATCACTACCCCCACCTAAATTGTATCTAACAATGTTTAAATGTAAACCCGATTCTGAAAACAATAATTCTATTAAATTGTCTAAAATTTTATCTGGGTATTTTACATTTGCCCACCAACAGAGAGATATACCCCATCCACTAAATCTTCTATTATTCATACTACAATATAATCTATAATATAATATAGTATAATTAACGTAAAACCCGTCAATCCACCTCCAAACACCTCCCAAAACACCTCCAAAACACCTCCAAAACACCTCCAAAAACCCGCCAATTATGGTTTAACCCACCAAAAAAACATATCAAATCTAACACGATTGGATACATTTTCTGTATTCGCTTTTAAACATAACTTTTTGAATGTATTTATATTCATCATTATAGTTTCTAAATTTTGACCACCGTGAACTTTATTATAGTTTATTATTTTGATTTTAATTGAAAGTTAACGTTCACCTCCAAAACCCGCCAAAATTATTATCACGATGTTTTAAGATTTTTAGTTTTTTTAACGTTAAACCATAAAATATCGAGACCCCCGTCAAACCCTCCAATTCACCTCCAAAACCCTCCAATTATGGTAACCCCCGTCAAACCCTCCAATTTCCTGATTCTTTTCTATAAAATTTTTTTTATAAGTTTTTTATAATTTTACTTTTTTCCAAATTTTTTTTTCAGGGAAATAAGGTCAAATTTGGCGGGTTTGGCGGGTTAAACCATAATTGGCGGGTTTTTGGCGGGTTTTGGTGGGTTTGGCGGGGGTCTCGATATTTTATGGTTTCATGTATTTTTTATTACTTTTTTAGTGTTTTTTTTAAAAAAATTTAACAATAGAAATACATATAAAGCATAAGAAGAACACTAATGAAACCACCTAAAAGGTGCAAAAAAAATTCCTTAATTTTCACTTAAAAAATTAAGGAAAAGCACAAAGAAATGAAACCATAATTAAGCATTTTTTAAAAATTGTAAAAAAATCATAAAAAAATAAGGAAATTATGAGATTGTGGTTTAAAAAATACCAATTGGGAACATATGAAAAATCTATGGTCTGAAACAAAAGGGTTAAGAAAAATTCCTTATTTTTAACTTGGAAAATTAAGCATTTTTAAAAAATCGTCAGACCATAAACGTGCTTGTTTTAAAAAACTCTAAAAAACGTGTAGTTTTTTCAAAATTTCCTTAATCTTCCTTTGAAATTGTAATGTTTTTTTAACTTGTATTTTTTATCGTCTTGTAAAAATTTTTAAAAACGTTACAAAAATTCCTTATTTTTTTTAAGAAAAATTAAGGAATTTCTAAAAATCACCAGACCATAAACGTGCTTGTAAAAAAAAACAAGATTTTTTACAAAAATATTAACTGTTTTATAAAATTTCCTTAATCTTCCTCTCAAATTTGGATTTTTTTACGACGCTATTTTTTATGGTTTCAAAAAAACTTTAATAACCCGTCAAAAAAATTCCTTATTTTTTACTTGGAAAATTAAGCATTTTTAAAAAATCACTAGACCATAAACGTGTCACCTTTTAAAAAGTGTGAAAAACGTGCACGGTTTCTTATTTATTTTTGTATGGTTGCAGTGGGTTACGCTTGTTATTTGTATAAAATCTTTTTATTTATATATGTTAATATGGATTTTGTGAATTATTTAATAACACAAGTATTTTTCAATCGTTATGATCCTTTTGGGTTTGAAATGTTGAAAGACTCTGTTGATGTGATAGAAATTAATAAGCTTTTAAATAAATCAAAGGCGAGTTTTTACAAACCAGAAAAAGATATGATAGAGACATATATTAGAGTATTTAAGCTTTTTCAGAAAAAGCCAGAGATTTATACACATTTTTTTAAAATATCAAAGGTTTTACCTATAGATTCAGCTAATGGTAGGGTATTTACAATGGGTTTTAAACAGCGTTTAGGGATAATACACGATGATTCACAGTTAATAGTAAAGGTTCCTTTACAGGGCGGTGATTCTTTATCATATGAGTATTATATAGGTAATGTTATGAATACATTAAGAAAAACTGCTAGAACTCCGATATTTTCTTTAATATATGGTAGAATGATGTGTGGTCTTAATAAAATATTTGAAAAAACAGAACGGGATAAAGATGGAAGGAAAAAGTTTGTATCTATTCCTCAACAATTATTGGATAATGAAACTGTGAGGATATGTGATGTAAATTTTAAGAATAATACTAAAATGCATTTATTATACGAGTATGTTAGGAATCCTAATACAAAGCGAGTTGTTTCATTAGAATCATATATAAATAGATTGCGTAATCTAAATAACAAAGAAGATATGTGGAGTTTAGAACGTAACATTATGAATATACTTGTAATTTTAATGTATAGTTTACAAGTAGCATATGATACAGTACAGTTTACACATTATGACTTGCACGCTGGAAATATATTAGTAGTTGAATTAGACGAACCAGAAAAGTTTGAAATAAAATATAAACGTGGTCAAAAAATTAGTATAATATCAAATGTTATACCATATGTTATAGATTATGGTAAATGTTTTGTTAACCCAGAGTTAGCTGTACCTGAAGAAGATGGTTTATTTCATGAATTTGAAACAAATTATACATTTAAAAAGTTTAGTGAATTTCAAAAGAGTATATTTGGTGATTGGATAATAGAATATAACGAAGAAAATCCTGATGATGAGAATTCCGAACGTGTAATGGTAGTGGATGAAGTAATAGACGATTATTTAAATAAAATAAAACAAACATATAATTATTCAAATGATAAGCTAAATACTATGAAAATTCAAATTATAGATACAATTTTTAATCGTTATATTTATGATGGTGAAAGAGAAAATTATGATAAAAATGATAATGGTAGTATAAGTTTATACAGATATGATTTTGGTATACATCCACGTCCAAATGAAAAATATGATTTTTTTAGATTAATGAATACGGTAATAGATATATTATATGAAGATAAAGGTAATAATAATACATTAGAGGAATATTCTTTTAAATATGATAAGATGTGGAGGTTATTAAAAAGACAATTGCGTACAGAATACCCTTTTTATGATCCATATTATTATTCTTTACCATGTGATTATCATATAACTGATTACAATCGGATTACATCAAATCAAGGACCTTGGAAACATTGGATTATGAAGCCAAGTGACATAGGTAAAATACTATATAATATAATTAAAGATGATGTATATATAATAGATAGTGATGTAAGGGTGCATCAAATAGGAGGTAATATAAAAAATCAAAAAAAAGATAATTTTTATGTTAAAAAAATGGATAGACAGTTTAAACCTAATGTAAAAACAGATGATAGAAACAATTCATTATCATCTTACAAAGATGATTTTGTAGAAGGAGTAATGGATGTGGGGCCTGTGTATATAAAGTATGTAGAAAGTGATTTGATGAAGATTATAAATTCTACAAAAATAGATGATACTAAAGATAATTACAGGAGTAAAAAATAAAGTTTGTTTTTGATGATATTTATGATGATGTTATTTATATAATTATTTTGTGTAATATATATAAATATGGAAGAAAAACAATTACAAAAAGAAGTTGTTACAAAAGTAGAAAAAGTGAATAAGAATTGGGATGTAAAAAAGATGATATCAGTTTATATTCATGAATTTTTCGAGGTGTTTGTTTCTATATTAATTATACGTATAGCGATGGATAAACACGTAGATTTAATAAAAATTGTTCAGGCTAGTGCAGCAATAGGTTTGATAACTTTTATATTAGAAAATTATAATACAGATTTTAATTCAAATATAAAACAAGGTATTACGTTTTCAGTTGGTTCTCAAATGATGTCTACATTTATGAATTAGAGTAATGAGGTGGTGGGTTTATTATATCATAATTAGGTGGTGAATCTATTGTATATAGTGGTAAGGGTTCATCTTTTTCGTCTATATCCTTTATTGTTCTGGATATGCAACAGCACATTGTAAGAAAAGACCAAATGATTAATTGTATAATACATAATGCTATAATTTCTACATTCATTATGTGTTTACAATTTGTTTTTTTAAATAAAGATGAATGTTATTTAAAAAAAACTAAAAAAATGATAAGTTTATATTAAGATTAATGAAACGTAGTGTGTTGGATGGTGTAATAAAATACACGTGTAAAAACACTGAACAATTGGGTATTTTAGTAGAAAAGTCGATGTGTGATATAGTAGGAGTGCCATTTAATACAAAAAGAAAGTATAATCAATTACCAGATGATATATATGATGATATATCGAGTACTATAGGTCCAGTTTTGAAACGTATGAAGTTAAAACACATTGGTAATTTAAATACAGACTGTGATTTTTTGGATAAGACTAATAATAGTAAGTTATCTGTAAAGACTATTATGTCAGGTAATAAGATATGTCCCCAAAATATAGGGCAATGTAGTTTATTGAGTTTATCCAAAAAATTATCTTTAGATTTTGGTACAAAAGATGTTTTTAAAAGTTATTTTATGAATAATATGGGTTCAATGTTGCAAAAATACTTGGATAATTGTTTTTGTTGTGATAAGACAATTGTGTATAAGTTTGACAGGGGGTGTGTATATGTTATATATCGTAAATCAGATGCTAGTACAGTGTTTGTGGATGGATTAAAATTTACTACGTCAAAAATATTAAATGATTGGAATGAATCAAATACTATTAGGATAGATAATGGTGATAAAAAGTTGTCATTAGGAGAGATACAGGTTCATAATAATAGGGATTGTATAAAGTTTCGTTTTAACATAGATGTGTTGTTAAATATGATAGATAAAGGATATATTAATTTGAGTTATGACGTTTATAATTTAAAAACTAAATACAAGTTTAAAGTAGAAAAGAGGAAGACTGATAAAATGTCAAAGTTGTGTTTTCAGAGTTTTAATTATATAGGAAGTAAAATGAAACTTTTAGATTTTATACAAAAGTCTATAACGGATTATACTGGTAAGTCATATAATAGTATTACAAGTTTTGCAGATATTTGTAGTGGAACTGGGGTAGTTGCATTTGATGTTATGCGAGGTGGATGTAATAATATAATGACAAATGATATTCAACATTATGCATACATAGTATCTTCTGTATGGTGTAAAACTGATATAGATGTAGAAAAGGTTAGAGGTATAATTAATGATATGAATACAAAATTAAGTAATTTATCTGATAATAATTTGGAGAATGTAAACATTGATGATTTTTTTGTATATAAAAATTATACAGAAGCAGGGCCTGATGGTAGATTATATTTGACACGTTTAAATGGGTATAAAACAGATGTTGTTAGGAAAAGTATAGAAAATTTGTATATGAGTAAACGTGTTAATGAAAAGGAATATAGATTGTTATTAAAATTGTTATTATATGCGGTAGCGAGTGTAAGTAATATAGCTAGTGTGTATGGAGCATATTTAAAAAAGTATAAAAATGTAGCATTAAAAAATTTGACATTAAATATTAGTTTGTTGGATAATTTGGTAGACAATATAGTGAATTCTAGAAACATATGTCACGAATCGAACAATATGGGTATAGTTGATTTATTGCAGACGGATGATTTATCAAAATACGAAGTTGTGTATATGGATCCACCGTATGTTGCAAATAGAAGTTATCACGATAACTATCACGTTTTAGAAACAATAAGTAGATATGACAATCCGAAATTAAAGGGTAAAACAGGTTTGCGAGAGGTAGTTGATACAAAATCCAAGTTTTGTTCAAAACGCGATGCATTGGAAGAATTTCGGTTAGTATTATCTAAAATACGATCAAGATATATGTTTATAAGTTATTCATCAGAAAGTATTGTATCAAAGGAAATGATGATAGAGTTGTTAAAATCATCTGGGTGGTTAGATGTTAGATGTTATGAGAAGGAGTATCAAAGATTTAAATCTAACAAAAACAGTGATGATAAACAGCCTAAAATAGTTATGGAATATATATTTTGCGGAAAGAGAGAATAATATATATTTATGGTTTATATTGTTATATTTTTAGAATTAATTTGTAATTAAAGAAAACTAATTTGTGGTGGTATAATAAGTGATATATGTTTCAGTATTTAAGTTTAGATGTTATATATTACAAAATATCAAGAGATTTTTCTATAATGAATGAGAAATTAAAGATGTGGTTGGTAAATTTGTTTTTAAAAGAACAGCAAGATCAGGGGTACACAGTTATAGGTACAGATAGGGATAATTATTATTTATCTTATGATGAATTATGGGAATTATGACTAAACAAAGTTGTATTTTTAGATTTGTAATATGTATGAAATGTGTAAGTTTTATTTTTAGATTTGTGTTGTAATAATAAAACTTTTTTTAAATATATAATATAAGATGGTTGACGATAATAAAACGTTAGACAAAGATAAAAAAGACAAAGATGTGGATCCAGATGCGGATCCAGATGCAGATGTAAAAGATGATCCATTGGGAATTGGTTTGGATAGTACTACTACGTATGGTGGTATTGGTTGTTGCGTTTGTTTAATACTTTTATGTATAATAGGTTTAATTTTTTGGATTAGATCTGGAAGTTCATCGAGTGAAGGAACAGATAGTGAATGTTGTCCTACACCTAGTCATTATACAGTAGAGTTTAAGTATGCAGACGGTGTAAATCCGTATAATAATTTTTCGATTCCTCCATTTTTACCTAAACCTCCACAATATTTTGGAACACCATCTGAATAAAATAAATTGAAAAAATTTAAACAATTATTGATAATTAATGGGAAGACAAATGGATTATAAGAGTGATGATTATAAAAGAAAGAAGAAAAGTGATAAAGCCAAGCGAAATAAAGAATTGTATGGTAAGTATAACAGTAAAAAAATAAGACAAATAGAGCAAAAAGTTAATACAAAAACAAATTGAAAAATTTTAATTACAAATAGTTAGTAGTATGGTGTGGTTATTATTTATAAATTCAGATAAAGATTTTGAAACGATACGAATTACGTTTTCTAATAGATATAATAATGGTAATTATGATAGAACATTTTATTCAGGTGATTATTCTGATTGGTGTGATTTTGAAAGAGCTATTATTGAAGTAATGAATTTGAATGTAGCTTTACGTGATGTTATTTATGTTGTATGTGATATAAGATTAAAAGTTTATGAATATTTGTATGATAAAATAGAGACGTTATTGAAAAGGACGAGTGGTGTTATTGATTTGCAAAGTTTTATTATATTAAATAAAATTGGTGTACATACTGGCTCCAGTCCAGAAAAAATTGAATTTTTTTTGTAAAACAAGGAAAATTACACAATATGTCTTTGAACTTTTTTGAACAATTCGCTACTATTAACATTTCTGGAACTGAATCTGCTATTGAGCAAGACTTGGTTAAAAATATGTCAGGTATTAAACTTGATGAAGAAAAAATCCAAAAAAATGTAAAAAATGAAGAAAAAATCCAAAAAAATGTAAAAAATGAACAAAAGGATAAAAAATATCGTTTTATTCACGGTAGCAAGGTGATTATGAAAAATGGTCAATACAAGGGTTATAATGGATTTGTATATGATTATTTTCCTGCTATGACCAGATTTTCAGTAGATGATCAAATGTATGTTTTTGCTAGACAATATGGTAAGAAACAGGTTGGTGACAAAATTATGACTTCATCTGGAGAAGGTGTAATTTTGTCAAAAATTGATGCTTTGTTGGATGTGATGATTGATGGTGAAAATATTCGTTTGCCAATATTTTGTTTTGCGCGTTATATTGTTTTTATTGAAAATGGTATTTGGAAGATTGCTCAATTGTTGAAGATTAATGGTCATCGATATGAAATGGTTGTTATGAATTTGCCTTATGGAAAATCTGTTGATAAACAAGATTTGATAAAGATGGTATCTTGTGGTTTCCATACTGGTGAATTATCTTATGGTGAAAAGATTAACAAGTACAACTTTGATTGTGGTGATGAATTTTATGTTGTTTGTAAACGTCCTGAAAATCGAGATGAAAAAGATTATTATGGAAAGTATGGAAAGTTGACGTCTGAAATTCCGGAACAGTATCTTGTGTCAGTTAAAGTTACAGTAACTGTAAACAAATCTATGACATCTATGAAAGGTGATCGTGTAAAGGTTGAACGTGGTTTATACAAGAACAAAGAGGGTGATTTGGTGAATGTGGAGTCTGCGTATTTGAATGTTCAAATCGAGGCTCTTAACAAAAAGATTTCTAATCACTATGCTCGTTTACCTAATGGAAATTTCGAGATTAGAAAGATTGTTCCATCGGATGTATTTTTTATTGATTTGGAATTGGTGAATGGAAACTTTTTCCAAGTAGAAGAATGTTATTCTGATAGATACGTTGGTTATGAAAGATCATTAAGATCTTGTGAAAAGAAGACAATATCAAAGGATGATGTTAAAACTATGATGCCAGGATTTTCTATTACGGATACAAAAGTTGTTTCTGTTGTTCAATCGGATGTTGAAGAAAAGTTTGTATTGGAAACGATTCCTGAAGAGCAAGAAGTTCAAGATGATGAAGTTGTAGAAACAGATAATATGGATTACGAATGTGGTTTTGATGGTTTTGATGAAAGTGCTATGCAACCAGAAAGATTTGAAAATATGGAAGGTGAGATGAAGGAAACTTTTAGGGATATTGAAAGATCTGGTTTTGTACAAAGATCTTTATCAAAAGATGAACGTGATTATATGAAGATGATTGAAAAATGTGGTTCAGCAATTGGAGATGTTCACGATTCGTATGCTTTATTGGACAAGGTGTCTGACACAGTTAAAATGATGAAATCTGAATTGGCAAAGATTAATGTTGTAGATTGGACTTCAAGTGATGTCAAGTATATTGTTGCTTGTTTGGTTTCGTATGAAATTATGAAGAATGGTTATTTGATGACTATTTATGAATTCAGAAGATATATTCAGAAACTATATGATATGAATTACTTGAACAAGTCAAGTATAGCAAACAGTGGTTTTGTTAGATGTGAAGAAATAAGATCAGATAGTACTTGGAAAGCGATTGAAATGACAAGTGAAGAAAAAAAGGACTTTAAGAAATTATACAAAATGCAAAAGTATAATGATTTAGTCAAGGATATTATGGAGCGTTGTCACAAAATGCTTGGAGTTTGGTTTGGTCCAGTTGTATTTTCGAAGGGAGATTCCGAATTGCAATTGATCAAAGTATCAGATACAAAATGTACTGCTAAAGAATATCCAAAGTACTTTTTGACTACAAGTGATATTTTGAATAATGTTACATCAAAAGATGCAAAGAAAATTATGTGGGGACCAAATTCTCAAAAATTAGTTGATACATGGAAGGCTTCATTGGATGTAAAATTGAACAAGGAACAGAACAAGATGACAAAGACTATTTATAAGTTTGTCAAAGATAATTTGGAAAATGCTCCTTTTGTATTACCTACATTGGAGAAATCAGGGGATAAATTGGACAAGTTAAAGTACAAGGAACTTAAACGTGCATTTGAAACTTTTACAGAAAAGTTACGTATGTATGTTGATAAGCAAGTGGAACAGAAGAATATTCGTCTTGAAGAAACAAAACAGGAAGCGATTAGAGTTGCGAAGAGAAGGATTGAGATTTCAAGAAAAAGATCATGTGGTGAGGAAATGGTTGAAACTGAGTTTGCCGAACCTGAATTTGTAAAACGTAGTTCGTGTAAAATTTTCATTTAAATAAATGTTGTTTATCATTGATTTTGTATTTATATATTTTTTTTTATTGAGTATAAATAAAGATATATGTCAAATAGTTTTACAAGTTCGTTTGAAAACATAAATGATGAATCTAGTAGTAATAATTTTTTAGAAAGTATAATGTCTGATGCTATAAAACAAAGGGATAAATTAAAAAATAAGTCTGAAGACAGTGCATCAGATATTAGTGATGATTCTTTTGAATTAGATAGAGCAATTGATGAAGTTATAGGAGAAACATCTAATCAGGGTAAAGTGGTAAGGGATAAGAAGGATGAAGTTAGAAAATTTTCAAAGTTTCGTCATTCTATATATGGTAGTATAATAAAGGGGCCAAATAAGGGTAAGCAAATTGAGATAAAATATGTAATGCCTGGGAAGTTGGAAATAGAAATTGGTATAAATGAGGAAATTTATACATCTAGGGATTTATTAAATGGTGATATGATTGATAATTGTATAATTTTGGCTAGATTAGGTAAGGAGAAGTATTTAGGTCATTGTAAAAAGGTGACATTTTTGACGGATAAAGATATTATTAGATATGATAATGAGAATGTTAAAATTATAAGAGGTCAATTAGCTGGTATCCAAGGTATTATACGAAAAGAATACAAAACCAAAGTGGGAGTTACATTTAATGGTGTGCCTTTAACTGTAGATGAGTCTGATATTTTTTACAAAGATATTTTATTAAAGAATGGTAAATATTTTAATGTTGTTGATGTAAAATTGGATAATGGTGAGTATATAATTGCGGGGAGAGAGTTTGGAGATGATAATATAAAAGATATATTAGTAAGGGATATAGGTGAGATGATGTCAGGTTTCAAATTACAAAGTAAAGTGGATATTGAATATATAAGAGATGATGTATCTTTTAGACATAGTGAGGTTAGTGAAGCTGGCAGTGATGGTAGTTTTCAAGATTTTGAATCATCTAGTCAAAGTGATATAGGTGAATACGAAAGAGAAGATGGACAGACTTCGACGTTTCGTGATGTAGAAAGAACTTCTAGGATGTTTAGTGGTTGGACATCTAGACAAAAGATTTTGGTGGATTTAGTTAATAAAATTACAAGTAAATTTGTAATGACTGATGAATTGAATATATTTAATACAATTGAGCAAATACAAAATGTATTGGAAGATTTTGAAAAGAAAATTAGTAATAGTGGTGAGAATTTTGATATATATTCTTCATCGATTGATATTAGAATGATAGTAGCGTGTGTGGTTGTTTATTTATTAGTACGTGATGAGAGATTTGGTGGATTTGATAATTATATTAGTGAGTTATATAATGGTGGTTATTTTTCAGGAGCTAGAGTTTCTGGGTCAGTTCTTGTTGAATTACCAGATGTATTTAAATGTATTGAGTTGAAACGTACAAAGTTAGATTTTGAGCGTGTAAAGATGTTAATGAATTGTTATAATAGATTAGTTCAGAAAATTCTTGGGTTAAGTGTAAGTTTAGAGCCAAAGATTGAAGTGCGTAAGTTTGAACCGGTTGTTAGAAAGTTTGATAGATATAGTAAAAAGACTTTTATTTTACCAGACGATTTAATAAATGGTGTTATAATAGATGATTCGAACGTTGATATGAGAATATTATGGGGTCCTCATTATATGAATAGAATTGAGAAATGGCGTAATACATTATTAGAAAAAATGAGATCTTCATCTGGTACTAAATCTCGTATATATGATTTTATTCAAAATAATATAGAGAATAGTGTTATAGTTTTATATAAATTAAGGGGTGAAGTTGTAAAATTTTTAGGATCTCGTTATTCAGAATTTAGTAAGGGTTTATCAGAGTGCAATGGTGATAGAAAATGTGAAGATGAATTAATTAATAAAAATGTGAACCAAGTATTTAGTGAAATTTTAGATAAATCAGGAAAGGGTAAGTTTAAGGCTATATCACAAGATGATTATGATTTATTACAAAAATATATGCGTTTGGGTGATTTTACAAAGGAATTTTTATCTGATATGGGCAAGTTGAGGGATTATTTGAAATCAAAACGTGAAAGTTATTTAGAACAGGTATCATCGGAAAGAAAAGCTTTATTGGAGAGAAGAAGTATTATATCTCAAGAACGACGTGGAATTTTACCAGTTATAGATAAAATAAAGATGATATTGCGTCGTACTTTTAAGGATACATTTGATGAAACGTGTAAAGACGATGAATGTAAAACAAAGGAAGTTCTTGAAAAGGTAAAACGTGTATTAAGTAATCAAGAGCAGATGTTATTAACAACAGAAGAAGTTGATATATTTAGAAAATTTGCATCTGATAATTCTGATAAAGTACCTAATACGGGTTTTAAGATACCAAAAATTATATTAAAGATAAAAAAGCCTGAAGTAGAATTACCACAAACGGAAGAATCAGAAGAATCGGAAGAATCAGAAGAATCGGAAGAATCGGAAGAATCGGAAGAATCAGAAGAATCGGAAGAATCAGAAGAATTGGAAGTTAAGCCAAAGATTATTTTAAAGTTGAAAAGGCCGATGTAAATTAGATATATAAATTTATTTTATTTTGTTAATTATAAAATATGTTTAGATCATTAGTTATATTTGCATTGGGTGTGTATGTTGGTCAGGAGTATGGTACATTGATACCAAGTGTAAAGATAAAGACATACGAGATGTATGATAATCTGAGACAAACACAGTTATATAAAAAGATATGTGAGGATATACATAATAAAAAATAATAGTATTTATATAAATTTTTAATATTTATATAATCTAAGAAAAAACGTAGATTATGAATTTAGAAAAGATACTAACTGATTCGTCAAGGCCAGGTTCAAGAAGTTCAAGTATTTCAAGTGTATCAAGTCTTTCGAGGATTACTGTAGCATCACGTGGGCTTGAATTTACTAATTTGGGGGAAATTGTTAAATATGTTTTGACAGAATGTTCAATATGTGTTATAAAGGAATCTCGTATAGAGGAAATTAAGAATTCTATTTTGTACAGTAAATACGATGATAGTTCTAAAAGGGGGTGTAAACAAATAAGGACATCTCCTTTATCAGATTATTTTGCTAATATTAATAGTGGTGATGATTTAAGAAAGAGATATATAATTCCAAAAATTATAAAAATATTTCAGGACAAGGGGTTATTAACTCAAAAGGGTACGATTTATTATTTATTAAAAACGAATATAAGATTGACGTGGAATAATATAAAACAATTACGAAGTAAACATCTTTTTACATTAAATCCTGGGGTAGTTGATGAAATAATGGGTATTTTTAATAGTGAGAGTGTGAAATTTAGTTTATTAGTGTTAGTGAAGAGTTTGTTTTGGTATTTTAGAAAGGCGATTGTTGATTCTATATTGAGTGATATAGTAAATCATTATAAATCTAATAATCCAGGTATAGAGATAAACGCTATAAGTGTGGGATCTACGAAATTATCATCGGATTATGATATATCATTAGATACCTCATATAATATAGGAGCTTCAATCATAAAACGTTTTATAAAAATAGTGGATATGTTTTTTAAGGATGATTCTGAGAATATATTTGATACAAATGTGTATGGTGTATCTTTTACAAAGAGAGAAACTGATAAGAGTTTTAATAAGGGTCATGTATGTGATTCTGAAAAGATATATTATATACCAGACGATTATAGAATAGAAGTATCACAAATGATATGGGGGTATATAAAATTATTATTAAAGTTATCTGTTATATTAAAGCAAGATGATAAGGTTTATGATAAATTATATTCTTATTTAGATGATAAAATGCAAGGTAATATATTGTTTCAAAAGGCTTTGGGTTTTGTAAATACGTATAAATCGAATATTGAAAATTATGGTAAGATTGTGTCTCAATATAATAATTATATGGTAAAAAACCAGGGTTTAGATGATAATTATTTAGTTAGTAATTTTATAAGTTTTGTAAATTACAATGGGTCAGAGACGTATTTAACAAATGGTGCTTTTATGGATGTTGTTATTAATCAACAATTGTGTTCAAAAGATGATAGAATAAAGATATCAAGATCGTATATGTATTTTACATCATTTGTGGAAAATGTATCTGACTTATTGACTCATTATCATAAATCTAAATATACAGAAAGGTGTGATAATAGTTTACGTGAGTTAGACAATTTATTTAGAAATAACAATAAATTATCAAAGGAATTTTTAAGAGAATGGGGTGATATTTATTCTGATACAATAGAATTGTTAAAATGGTTAAAGGTTACACAAAGAAAGTGTGATGAAGATGTGTATAAATGTCAAGTATTTGATTTAATGTATACGTGTATATATATTATAGTGAGAGTATCTGATGTATATTATAAATATTCGATATTAGATTATAATAAAGATAATTTAGAGAGAGATGCGGCAGTATTTGAAAGTATAATATTTCCGAATATTGAGGATGATATTGAATTCAATTTTAGTGGTGAGAGTCCAAGTAAGGTTGTATAAAATTAATTATTATTTATGAAATTATAATTAATATATATGAAATTATATTAATGTTTATGAAATTATATTAATGTTTATTTTTTTATTTTATCAAGACATTATTAATTTGTTGGGTTAGTTGCGGGGGTAATTCGTTGGATGTTTCAGAGGGTTGTAGTGATGGGTATGTTTTTTGAAGTTCTTGAATTTTTTGAGGTAATATTTTAGATGCTTGTTGTAATGTTAAAGCGGTATCAAATGGGTGATCATTTAGTGATTTTTTAAGGGATACGAGAATTTTATGTCGGACAAAATTAGGATCTAATGATATGAAATTTTGTCCGATATATGTTAGGAAGGCGTATTCTGTGATTGCGACGAATGCGAGTATTGTGAGATTTGTTTGTAATATATCAGTAAGGTTTAATTTGTAATATTTGGTGATAATAATAGTGAGTAATAATCCGACGACAAATACTATAGAAAGAATATGGAATGCTTGTGATTTTAATTGTTTATTATTTTCTTCTACATCTTGGTCTTGTTTGGACATATCTGGTGGTAAGAGTGTGGATGTTATTTTTTGTGCTGTTTCTTTATCGATAAATGTGCTTAGATCTTTTGCGAGATAATCTGCAACTAGTTCACTTTGATTTTTAACGACGTTTTCTTCTATAGTTTTGCCATATGTGAAAAAGAAGACTCCTATGAATGTGGCGATAAGTGTAACATTAAGTATAATGTTAGAAATTTGATAAGGGTTCATTTATTAAATATAGTAAAGAAATTATTTTCTTGATAATTAATAAAAGATGTCAGCTTTAAGTTGTAGACCAGTATCGCCTAGATTTTCTTTTAGTATAAATGTTTTTGTACACGTAATTATATTATTTACATTTTTATCTGCGTTTTTCATATTATTTGTTAGTAAATTGACAAAGGAAATGTTTGAAAAGGAAATTAGTCATTTGATAGAAGAGAATATAGATAAATTAGTTCACAGTTTAGATAATGAAACTAAGCAGAATTTGATGTTATTTACACGTGTGGTACCTATAGATAGATTAATAAAGAAATATGAGGAGCCAAGTGAATATGTGTTGGAACATAATAGATGGGTGCAATTGTGTGCAATTGCTATATCTATAGTGGGTATTTTTATATTAGCATTAGTAATGTATATAGTTTATAATAGTTGTGGACAGTGTGCGCCATTAAAACATATATTTATGGAAAATGTTATAGTGTTTGTTTGTATTGGTATTGTTGAATATGTATTTTTTACAAGGGTTGCATTAAAGTTTGTACCGGCACCTCCTAGTTTATTGGTAAATTCATTAATTAAAAAATTTAAAGAAACTATGCAATCGCAAACTAACTAATTATTTTATTTTAATTATTTTTTTATGAAATTAATTAAAAATTAAGTGTTAAATTTTGATATTTGTTTGATGTTTTTATATGTGATGGCAAAATGTAATGAGGATATATTTGTTAGTGATTTTTACAAACTTTTGGACGAGGGGATGAGGGGCTCATATATAGGTTCGATACAGTTATGTACATTGCACGTATCAG